ACCGTCAGGAATAAGCAATGAATATGCTTCACCAGCCCGACGCGCTTTCAAGCAAGCAAACAGCGTGTCTGAAGCCAGACGACTATTGCCAGCCGCCGTGAATGAAGCTGCCAGAAAGTCAATGCAAAATTTTCCAAACAGTCCACGAGATCAAGCAACGGATTTTGATAAACGCTGGCGTGATCTCTATAATATACAATGGACGGCAACACCAGCATTACCCACAACGACAGAGTATCGCAGACATGTGGAACGCATGAGATACATGGGAATTAAACCAAGCGCAGGAGACCTACGAAAATTTCCCGGTTTGCGAACAGAGGAACCCACCATAAAGCCCGGTATGCCGTTAGTTGGTGAACTAGGTGTAAAGACTGTTAGTGATGTACCGGGAGTCAAGATGTTGCCGGGGGGAGAGATGATGCCGGGAACAATCATCTCAAAGAAACGATCCAAGGATTTGATAAAACTGGAGAAGAAATTTCAAGAGCTAAAGGACATCAAGAAAAGGATGATTCTCCGGTTTGTTTATAGCAAGGGCATGGTAATTTAGTCGGTCGAGCCTTGCCAAACCCAAGACTCACAAACAGACAGGATTAGAAAAAACCTGCGCTCAACCAAAGAAAACACAGGTGAAAAAAGAACCCCACCTGACCCGACTTAAAATTTCATAGTGCCATAGACATCATCCACCATTGACCTGAACCAGCCCCCATTATTCTCTACTTGCTCGGTTGTGACAAGAAATTCCAGCACTTGATCCAACTCCTGTTTCGTGATGTCAGAGACAAAATTGAGCCAAAGTTTCTTGTACCGCACACCAGACTCCGAGTCGATGATATAACGAAGGATATGTTTTGTAATCTCACCGATTGGATTTCGTCCGATGGTGTTGAACGCCTCGTGCATCTTGTGTTCCGTGATTGTCAACAGCTTCTTCGCCCTCTTCATGTCCTCCAACGACACTTCCATGCTCATGTTGTCAGCAAAGTGTACAAGCATAGCCGTCTTCAACAGGTGAACATTCTTGCGACCATAGTAATTGTCCAGCCGTGGGTCTCTGTTCACCCGTTTGTTTATCAGGTTGCCTGACTCATACAGTTCCTTGTGCCACTCTTGTGCTTCCTTACTTAGCCTGACTTCACCAGCGACCTTGTGAATCTTGTACAGGAATTCAATTAGGTCTTCCCGACATTTTTGTTGCTTGTCGGTCAGGCCGGGAAACTGCCGGTAAAATCGTGGTTCATGTCCATAGACGACGATGACACGGGAAGTGAATCCTTGTGAGATTATCTTGTCGCTAAACGCCTCCCGTATGAACATCGGTGTTGTGCCACCAATCAGGGTCACGCAGATGTTTGAAATCCTGTCCTCACCCTGATGCTTGCTCTTGTAGTGGTAGCTGCGAGCGTCATAAAACTGGTTCAACATGTTCACCATATCCTCAGAGTTTTTGCGGAATAGAACACCAAGTTCCTCAATCATAAAACAGATTGAGAAGTGTGAACGATTCTTCTTTGCGTCACCACCAAGTCTTTCATCTGGAACCTTGAATGTACGCAGACATTCCTTCGACATCATTCGCAGAAGAGACTCTTGCGTGGTTGTGTCTGCACCGTAGGGATACATGGGAACCATTGTGTTCTTCTCTTTGTTAGGTTCCATCAACCGCTCACACTTGATTATGTCAGCGATCTGCGAGATTACCCGCGACTTGCCAGAAGCCGGTGGCCCAACCAACAACACGAAGATGTTGGGAAAGATCGCCATTGCATCCGGGTAAAGCCAGACGCGCCTCTGCAATGCGGTGCTTATCAGGTTATAGAAACCCCAATCTATGAAGAGGTCAGGTGATTCTATGTCCTTGAGATAATGCCGCCACTTCTCAAGATTCGTCATCGAGTAGGTAACTAACTAAGTTTGAAACTTTTACCCACTCATCAAGAGTGACTACAGGGAAAACATTACCATTTACTGTGATGAACAACGCTGGTATATAGCTGTTTCCCTCATCTTGTGCCTTGTCAATACCTACGCTGATATTAACATCATCTTCATTATACGATATAGTTGGTCTACGCATACATTTCTTTCCAGTTGTATCCCGTCAAGGCTTCAGAACGCATTTGGAACGGTTCGCCGCGAGGGGAGATTAGTTTACGGTTCAGGTGTTTCATTGCCTCCGTGGCAACAAACTCTTTGTGTTCTTCAGGACATTGAAGCAAGACACTATCGTGGTTATTTTGAAGGATGTCAACATTCAAGTCCATCAGGTCTTGTCGATTTTGTAGCTCGACAAAGGCTAGATTGGTTATGCAGCCGACAGTTGACTGCGGGACAAAGGCATACGCCTCCTTATGCATCGATTCATCGATGAAGCCGGTGAAGGTTCGAGGATAGCCAAAGAGGTTCCTGAGCATCTTGGTATTCTTCAGCGTCATAATAGTCTCATTATGCCATTGCTTAATTTCTGGAAACAGTTTGTGGTAGGTTTTAAGGAAGCGAGACGCTTCCTTATTCTCAAGCGCGATTGCGCCCTGAGATTTCTGTAGCATGTTGACTCTGAAGGTTGGTGCTTTCATGCCATAGTTGCTGGCGTGACAGACCATCTTCGCCATGAAGTAGTAACGACAGTTGGCTGGCCACTCGTCACTATCCTTGATTAAAGTGTTAAGTTCATCCCAACCTTTCATCTCCTTCAGCTTGTCGATTGGTGCGTCACAGAATTCCCTGACACTTCGACCAAGTTTATCTTGCCAGACAGCCTCGAACAAACGCAAGGCAACGTAGACATGCGACTTGATTCCCTCGCTGAACAGCATACGAAAGTTTCCACGCATACAAAGATAAGCAACAATCATCGCTTCAGCCCCGGCTTGATCCACTTGCACAAGTATCTTGCCCTTGTCGGCAATGAACAGGCGACGAAGTTTCTTTGGTATGTTCTGGATGTTGGTTCCCCACTTGCCCAACAGACGACGACTCGCAAGACGGAAGGTTGTTGTCCCGGCTAAATTATATGAGGTTGTAATTCGGTCAGCCATTGGCTTGGTGTACAAGCCTTCGTAGGGCGGGAACTTCAACAAACCAGACTCCTTGGCGACTGATCGGTAACGGATGATGAGGGAGACAGCCGGTAGATCGTGTTTCAGGCGCAACTGCAAGAGGGTTTTCTCATTCGTAGCATCGCGGTCAGGCTTTCTCAGGCCCAAGCCAGTATACAAATACTCTGAGACTTGCTTGGGACTGTTAGGATTAACGTCGCGGCCAAGCAACAATGACAGTATCCGTTTAACTTGATATTGATAACGATCATTGTGCATTCTAATCATCTGCAATTCTGGTGTGTCGATTCGTATGCCTTGAAGTATCGCAGTTAAGTAGGGTCGAACCATAGAGTTGACCTGTTCAATGGACTCCTCGGCTCTCAAGGTCTTGGCCAACTTGTCAATGGACGGTTTGATTAGGGCCATCGTCAGCACATCCTTGATGTTGTACTCGTAAAGTTGCTGGAATTCGCCGCTGTTCTGCGGATTGAATACGCCTTCGTTCTTGTGATAAGGCTGGTCTGTGTACAGCGAGATACAATGGCCCAACGACTTCTCAACTTCAGGGAATAGTCGGTGATGAGATAGCATCGTGTCATAGACACGAGTGGGGGCTGGTATGCCATAGCGATAGGCTATGACGAACAGGTCGAACAGGGCGTTGTGTATGACTACGATGTTGTCACGGAGAGCGATGGCTAGTGCGCGAAGGATTTTGTGGGTGTTGTCATAGTGATAATGATTTAGCTGAAGCATCGGGACACACCAACCTTTGTCGGGGCCGAAAGAGAAACCGAAACAGGTCATCTCAAGCTGCGGGTTTGTTTCAATGTCGAAGAACATTTCCTTATCCTTGGTGTTTGTCAGGAGGTCAATGATCTCCTGTTCCTTGGGATAGGTGATTAGCTCGCCTCTCTCTGGTCTTGGTGGTTCTTTCAGGTATTGAGCGGCCTTGGACACATCACGCAACATCCAGAATCGCCAGTTGCTGCGCTTGGTCTTGCCGTGCCTGACTGTCTCATACTCAAGTTCAGTCTCGTTAGCTAACGGATTGAAGTAGGCTTTCCTGTCTATGGCATCTTGGAGAAAGGTTGCTATGTAGGTTCTGCCATGTGCCATCCAAGGGCAACCACGCTGACCACCCAATGCTATGTTCTTGAATGTCCTGAGAGACTTCTCACCAAGCAACAGGATGACTTTTGTGTCAGGCAGAAACCCCTCGCCAAGTGTCTTCAGCAACCTAATGTCGCATGATTGGCGAGGGATGTTGAGCGCACCCTGAAACAGATGACCGGCATAGCCAGAGATAAGTTCGCAGTTGTCGAACCTACTTGGATTGTCCAGAAGTATCGTCAGACCGCTGTAGTTTATCGTTGGTTTGTGCCGCATTAAGTGCCTGTTCTTTTAATTGGTCACGCATTGTTTTGCCCTCCTTATTGTCTTTCATATAGTCTTGAAGCATCAGGATTATGTCGTGTATTCCAGACAAGTAACCATCAGCCAAAGCCTCTGCAACCTTGTCCATACTTATTATGCGCAACCGCTCAAGCGGTTGCGCATATTGAGGATGCTTGACGCAAATATCATCAATTATCGATTGAATCTCTTTCATATTCCAAATCGTGAACACGTTTCCATGCAAGTCTTTCCGACCTGTCATAACTCTCGACTTGCCATTCAAGTGACCTGATCTTGGCCCTCAAATCAACAACCTCATCAACTGCGCTTATGTAATTTTCTTTCATAATTAAAAAGAAGGCTGGTCACGGTTACGACGCACAAAAAACTGGTTATTATCAGCCCAGTTTACCCAGCCTCGATTGTTAAGGAACTACAATATCCAACTCAGGTGCAGCGGATACTATTTCGTTTACTGAATAGCCGTTAAAGGTGACTGGCTCGCCCGTTGCGGGGTCAAGCATAGCCTCACCGTTTTCGTTCTTTCTAGGAACCGGCTCCGTTTTGATCGTGGCATAGGCAGCCTTCCCCTTGTAAATATCAGGGTCAGGTTGAACAGTCTCCCAAGGGTTATCCTTATCAGAACACTTAACCTCGGGTGACAGTTCAAGAGTGCGACGCAACTTCTTGAGATTACCCGCCATCTTCTCTATGTACGGCAAGAACTGACGGAATTGTAATCCGGCAATCTTGACATTTCCCAAGGTATCATCTTCGATAGACTCAGGCGCAACGATCTCCCAAGACAGAACAACCATAGGGTTGCCAGCTTGAGATGTCTTACTCTCCGCATCAGCGACACGGATTGTGTAGGTATTCGATGGCAGAAACGGCCTTGCGTTCTCTGTTACATCATTCAGGTTTATTGTAGGCATTGTTTTGTTTTATCCTTGCTCTATGCAAGAAATTTAATTGACACATGGGCGATCAATGCAGGTCAAAGGATACGAAGATGACAGTCTCCGCGAATACAACCCAGTTGCATCTTAATAGCAATCTTGTACCCATGTATCATAGAGATTTCAGTTGTAAATTATGCTCCTTCAGCTTGTATATTACTTCAGACAAACTCTTCTTCCAAAAAGCGCGTATCATTAACAGATCATGTTCGGTCTTGTTGAGAAGGTCACCCATATATTTAATTCCGCAATTACGGAAACAGTTGGAAACACGAGGACTCCAATCAATCTCATCTATTCTTGAGTTCTTCTTGATACGACCCAGTAGTCTACACCCTTTATACTATCAGCAACATTATTGTAAATAGTGTTGTCAACGAAAAGATAACGGTCACCACCATGAAGTGACCAGACTTTTGTGCCACCTTCATCATCTTCTTTTGATACAACCACACCAGAATCTAGGTTCACCAAGACATCACCTTTGAACACTTTGTTGTTTTCAGTTTTTATGTTAATCCAATTAGGCATAGTATTCCTCCACGCTGTTGATTACTGTGTTGAGATCGTTGGGTATGTACAGGTCGCTGAACATTCCCATCGGAGTCTTTGCGGAAGTTATCCCGTCAGAGTTTGTTTGGAAACAATACTCGATGGAATCTTTCTCGCGCCTGACTTCGGTGAACAAGACTAAAAGGAATTCCTTTTCAATACAGCCTTCGTGGACTTTACCCTGCACCTTGATGCGTCGAGTGTTGTACTCGCCGCCGGTTGGTTGCATGATCTTGACGATCTCGTCAATGGCTGTGACAACGACTGTTGCCTTCTCGTTCTTTAGGCTTTCGAGGGTGTTACGAATTTGTTTGTTGTAGTAGTTCCAAATATCAAAGCCCTTGTACATTTTCTGGGCTACGTCTATGAGGATTTCACAATACTTTGTGAACGATTCAATGACAACGATGTCGGCGTTCTTCGTGGCCGTTTCAATTGCCTTCTCTATTTCAGGCAGTATTGTCGCGGTGATGGTCTGGAAGTTCTTGGCTTCCTTGAATGGGAAACCTTTGCGCTCAAGATCAATGATGATTGTATCTTTGAGTGGTAGATTTCTCAGCGATGTCGATTTGCCGGTTCCGCTGGAACCAACTATTCCAATTAGGGGTTTATTCATTTTTCAGTTTTAGTCTCAATACGGTTAGGTAGTGAAATTGGTCGATGTTCTCTTCGAGGGCAGAGTCCACAAGTTGTTTGAGTGACATCTTCCACATGCCTTTGTCGCCGGTTGGGTTGTGTTCAAGCAT